TGACGGCTATTGCGCCCGCAGCAGCATTGCGGCGGGAAAAAGCTAATTTTGCCCTTAGCCAGATGCGGAAGTACGACGCGGCGAGCCGAGGCAAAAGGGCGCGAAATTGGAACACGGCGGGAGGATCAGCCGATCGGGAGATCGTAGCGGCAGGCACAACTATCCGTAACCGCGCCCGGGACATGGTCCGTAATAACTCCTACGTCCGAAAGGCGGCGCAAGTTATGCGCACGTCGGTAGTAGGACAAGGGGTTAAGTTGTCTATTCGCGCTACACGCATAACCGACACGCGCCGCGCCAAAATGATGTGGAAGAACTGGGCGGAGAGTACCGACTGCGACTACTACGGAAGGAAAAACTTCTACTCTATCCAGCGCCTTATCGCTAATGCGGTTTTTGTCGACGGCGAGGCATTCGTCGTTAAGCGGCGCAACGGCAACACGCCAAACCCTATCCAATTGCAAGTTCTGGAAGCGGACTACCTGGACTACACGAAGAGCGTCGCGCAACTCGCGAGCGGAAACCGGATCGACGCGGGCATAGAGACCGACCAGAACGGGCGCAAAGTTGCTTATTGGATGTTCCCGCAACACCCGCAGGATAACACTACCTGGAGAAGCCTAACGAGTAACCGCGTACCCGCTACGGAAGTATTGCATATCTACCAGGAGGAACGCCCAGGGCAACTCCGGGGGGTTTCTGCGTTGGTGGCTTCGATGTTCCGCCTGCGTGATTTCGACGAGTACGAGGACGCGCAGCTTATCCGGCAGAAGATCGCAGCCTGCTTTTCGGTGTTTATAACGGGCGACGGGGACGTAAGGCCGGGCGACCCTTCCGACAACACCTACCCGCTGGAGCGCGTAGAGCCTGGTATTATCGAGTACCTACCTCCAGGCAAGGGAGTAGAGTTCGGACGGCCTCCAGAAACAACGAACTACGACGAGTACAGCCGCAAGGTGCTGCAAGGCGCAGCGGCAGGAGTAGGACTTACTTACGAATCGCTTACTGGCGATCTGTCTAACGTTAATTTTTCGTCTGGGCGGATGGGGTGGATCGAGATGTCGCGCAATATTCGAGAGTGGCAGGACGACGTTATCATTTTACAGCTCTGTATCCCGGTCTGGAAATGGTTCGTGGAGGCGATGGTAGTAAGTAACAACTTAAAGGCCGACGCGGTTTTCGATACGAACTGGACGGCACCACGGCGCGAGATGATCGACCCCGTTAAGGAAACCAAAGGGCTGTCGGAGGGGCTGCGGGCGGGGCTTAATAGCTGGCAGGACACCATTAGGGAGCTAGGCAAAGACCCTGACGAGGTACGGGCGCAAATGGCGGAGGATATGGCTAATTTCGACACTATGGGCGCAAAACCGACCATTGACCCACGCTACGACCCTAAGCGCAACGATAGCCAACAAAGCGAAGAAAACACACCTGACGAGGGCTAAATTTCCCTATTAGGCATAAAATACCTATATTTGTAGCGATGAAAGCAACACACATACAGCGAAACGCAGATAGCGGAGAAGTAACGGCGCAGCCCTTACACCTCGAAGCGCGTTTTATGCCCTCCTCGATTAACGCAGAAAACAGAACTGTAGACTTGGTTTTCGCTACCGAAAAGCCTTTTTTACGCAGGTCGTGGGATGGGCCATATCTAGAAACGCTAAGCTTTCAGCCCTCCTCGGTCCGCATGGAGCGCATACAGTCCGGCGCACCGCTCTGCGACAACCACAAGACATACGGCAAGACAACCGACAGCGTTTTGGGCGTAGTAGAGCGAGCTTGGATAGAGGACGGCAAAGGGTACGCAACGGTGAGGTTCTCGAAACGCAAAGAAGCCGACGACGTTTTTAAGGACGTCCAGGACGGCATTCTAAAAAATATATCAGTAGGCTACAGAGTCTACAAATACGAAATAAGTGAAAACGAAACCAGCGCGGACGAGTACCGCGCTGTGGATTGGGAGCCTTTCGAGGTTTCCATCGTTCCAGTTCCGGCGGATTATACCGCGCAGATTCGCAGCGGCGACGCTGACGATACCAATTCAGTACAAATTCAAATTAAAGGCAAAGAGATGTTAGAAGAAAACAACGAGGTACCAGCAGTGGCACCTACTGAGGAGACCCGCACAGCGGCTCCCAGCGTTGCGCCTGTGACGACCGCCGACACAACCCAGCCTACCCCGCCAGAGGCTACCACAGAACAACGTTCTGCGGCAGACCTTACGGCGGAGCGTAAGCGCGTAAAGACTGTAACTGGTCTGGTTCGCGCTGCGGGCCTCGGTACCGAGGTACTGGACGGGTTTGTCGAGCGCGGCACGTCTGTAGAGGACGCAGCGGAAGAAATTACCCAGAAGTGGGCGGAGCGTTCAGCCCCTGCCATAAGCGGCACAAACCCCGAGGCAGCAGTAACAGGACAAGCCGAAGCGCAGACGCGCTCTGAGGCTATGGAGATCGCTATCGCGCACCGCGCAGGCGTTCGGGGCGTAGAGCTTCGCGAAGATGCTCGCGAGTTCCGCAGTATGTCGATGGTCGACATCGCGCGGACTTGGTTGGAGTCTACCGGCGAAAACACGCGGGGCATGAGCCAATCCATGATCGCCCGCAAAGCCATGAACCTTCACAGACGTTCTAGCTCTTTCGGCTATCACTCGACCAGCGATTTCCCGCAAATCCTTGGCAATACGGTTAATCGCTCTTTACGTGCAGCGTATGAAGCGCAAAGCCGCACTTTCCAGGCGTTCACGCGCCGGACGACGGCCAACGACTTCCGCGCAATGACCAAAGTCCAGTTGTCTGGGCTCGTGGGCAACTTCGAGCATATTCCAGAAGGCGGCGAGTACAAAGCAGGATCGTTCAGCGAGGCTAAAGAGGCTTACGCGGTAAAGAAGTACGGAAAGAAAGTTACTATTACCTGGGAGACGTTGGTTAACGACGACCTGGACGCATTTAGCCGCATCCCTATGGCGATTGCCGCCGAAGCGGCGCAGTTGCAAAGCGACCTTGTGTACGGCATCCTTACCGGAAACCCTCTTATGGGCGACGGTGTGGCGTTGTTCGCATCGGACCACGGCAACTTGGCATCTTCGGGAGCCGCGATTAGCGTATCGACGCTAGGTACAGCTCGCGCAGCGATGCGCAAGCAGACCGGGCTGAACGGGCGCTACATAAACGTGCAGCCTGCCTACCTTATCGTCGGCCCCGACCGCGAAGTGGAAGCCCAGCAAATCCTAAACGGGAACATGCTGGCTAACACGACAGGAGAGGTAAATCCTTTCTACCAGTCTTTGCAGTTGGTTGTCGATCCTCGTCTCGGCTCGGCTTGGTTCTTGTCTGCGGCTCCTGGGGCAGTAGACACAATCGAGTACGCGTTCCTGGACGGAGAGGGCGAATTATTTACGGAGACGCGCGAAGATTTCGACGTGGATGGTACGCAAGTTAAAGCCCGCATGGTGTTCGGCACCAAGGCTATCGACTGGCGCGGAATGTACAAGAACCCAGGACAATAGGCCTCGGAGTTCTAAGGACTAACAGAGTAACGGCCCGGTTAACAGCGCGGGTGGGGTTTTTTCAAAATAAAAATGTCAAAAAAAATGACTAATTACGTACAGCAGGGCGATATTATCGACCTCGTAACGCCATCGGGGGGTTACACTTCCGGCCAGCTTGTTGTCGCCGGAGAATTGACAGGCGTAGCGGGTAAAACGACGTTGGAAGACGAACTTTGCCCAGTAAGCATGAGCGGAGTTTTCGTATTACCGAAACTCACAGGAGCTTTAGCGGTAGGCGCAAAAGTATACAGCGATGCAGGCGCAGCGGTAGACGGCACCGATACCGACACGTTTGTCGGTTTTGTTACGGTTGCAGCTTTGCCCGGAGATACCACGGCGAGCGTGAAACTTAGCAACTAAGCTCCAAAACTACAGACAATGCCCTCCTACTTCGACAGGTTACAAAAGCAGACGTTCGATGCCGCTAAATCCAAGTTCGGGTTTGGCGCTTCCTACACGTCTGCCGATGGGATCGTGACGTGGGAGGGCAGCGTCCTGTTTGAGAACCCCACTACGCCATTCAAACTGGCGGGCATGGGCTATGACCCGAACCTCTACACGATGGAGTACCGCGTCGGCGACTTGGACGGACTACGACAAAGAGTAGACGCGAGGCAGACGCAAGAACGGATAACGGTGGACGGTAACGACTACCACGTCTCGAACGTAGACACGGTGCACGACGGTGAAACGCTAAGGGCTAACTTAATACC